CTCGACCGCCGACTCGACCGCCGAGTCGACCGCCGAGCGGACCGCCGAGCGGACCGCCGAGCCGACCGCCGAGTCGACCGGACGATCTCTCGCTGCCAGAATCAGCGCAGCGGCCGGGAACGCGAACGCACCCACGAGCGGCGACGTCACCCAAACGATGCGCTTCGGCGGCTCCAGCTTCGCCGCGCGGTAGTAGACTGCAATGGCGCGTTCGGCTCGCGCGCGGTCGGCCGGCTCGGTCGAGAGACCGATCTTAGTCCATCGCTCGACCCATTCCGGGAATCGAGCGCGCTGCTCGGCCGTGAGGGAATCGACGCGGGTGACGGGCGTGGGTTTCTTGTGACGCATCAGTCGACCACCGCCCTCGAGAGCGCCCCGCTCCATTCGCGCTGAATGCGGACCTTGTAGAGGCCTTTCTTCAGCACGATGGTTCCGTGCTCCTCGTGCTGCAGCTCCGCGCGCGCGCCGACCGTCAACACGGCGTCGCTGATGCCCTCCGCGCGGAGCAGACACACGTTGCGGTTGTGGATCTGATGCTTGTGCCCGGTCACCTCGCCGTGCGCGAGGACGACGGCGCCCCCCTCGCGCGGTGCCTTCTTCCAGTCGCCCTTGGGCTTCTCGGTCTCGTCGATGCGCACGATGAGCACGTCGCCCTGCCGTGCCACGAATCTCGTCGGCTTCTTCATGTCGATTCTCCTTCTCCGATGTCTTCGGTTTTCGTCGCGCGGATCTCGCCGTCGAGCGCGCGCCAGTAAACCCAGCCTGCCTCCGTCCACAGGACGTGCCCCGCCGTCGGCTTGACGTCGACCAGGACGCCCGCCACGCGGGCGCCGGGAGTCATCGGCGAGCTCCGTCAGAGCGCTGTACCCCGGCTGTACCCCGCGAGGCGCAAAACGGCGCCTTTGGCGGACTCTCTGGACGACTAGTTTCGTCCGAAAAGCCGGGTTTTCCTTGTGCCCAGAGACGGAATCGAACCGCCGACACGGGGATTTTCAATCCCCGTGTCGCGGCCATGCTTTCTGGGTAAAAATGGGTCATTTCGCCCGCCGCTGTACCCGGGCTGTACCCCGACTTTGCAGCCGCTCCTCGAGTAGATGAGCCAGTTGCTCCGGCGCCAGTCGCCCGTAGACGCGCTCTGCCATCCGCGAATCCTTGTGCCCGAGAAAAGCGCCAATGAGGCTCGGCTCGACGCCGCGGGCACGCATGAGCGTCGCCACCGACCGACGGAGATCGTTCGGCGAGCAAACCGCGATGCCGACCTCGGCGCACGCGAGGTGCAGATCTCGCCGGATATTGCTCCATGACTCGAAGGGGAGAAACGGAAGAGCACGGCGGAGCCAGCCACGTGCGAAGTCGACGATCGGAATCCGACGGTCGCGCGTCGCCCGCTTGGTCCCGCGCAGACGCACGAACCATTGCACGGTGTCGACGTCGCCCTTACGTAGCCCAGTCACCTCGCTCGGGTACGTCGCCCCGGTCGCAAGAAGAAAGGCGACGACCGCCGCCCGCTTCGGCGGCAGCGCGCTAAGAAGGCGCTCTATCTCGCGCTCGGACAGCGCGCGCTCCTTCGGCTTGTACTTCGCGCTGAAGTCGAGCGGCATGACGGCGGCAAGCTCATACGGGTACTTGCCGTGCCGCTTGGCGAGGCGCAGCGCACCACGGAGCGTGCTGAGTTCCTTCTGGATGGTTGTCCGCTTCGCCCCTTCACGGAGCCGAGTCGCGATGAATTCGTCAACGGCGGCGGCGTCTATGCGTGAGAGACGCGCCTCGCTGCCGAGGACACGCGTGAGCTGGCGCGCCTTCTTGGTCAGCATGTCGATGGTCCCTGCGGCTCGGCCGGCCGACTTTCGTTCTGCGATCCGTTCGTCGAGGGCGTCTCCGAGGCGGGCTTCGTGCGCGGCCTGATGGGCTGGCGTGACGGACTCGCGCTCCAGCTCCTGCCACCTGGCGACCGCGGAGCGACGGTCTTTGCATCCCGTCGAGACCTTGCGGTGCTTGCCTCCGTGCCTGTTTCGGACGCGACACCACCAGATGGCGCCACGGAGATAGAGCGGTTCACGCACGGAGGCTCCTCATGGATCCGCTTCCACTCTTCAAAGGAGGCGCGGCTCAAGCGTATCGTACGACCAGATACGATACGCTTGCACTCGCGCGCGATCTCGTACGCCCGCGACCGCGAAACTTGCAGTTCTTTCGCGATGTCTTTGGGCGTCAGATACACCGTTCGCCCCCTAGAACTTCCGCCCCGTGCCTGTCGGCTTCTCCGCGTTCGCGCCGTGCGCGAAGTCGGTTCCACTCCCCTGCGTCCGCGCGAGCCGGCTCTTCGTCACGAGCGCCCGCATCTTGTCGCCGAACGCCGACGCCTTCTCCTTGGTCATTGCCTGCTCGACGCGCAGACTTGCGCCACCGGCACGGTTGACCCACTGCACTCGGGGGAACGACTTACCGACGTACTTCTCGTCGCTTCCCTGGTAGTCCTCCATCTCGATGACGAGCTCGACCTCTTTCTTGTCAAGCCCATGGAGCTCGCGGTCGCCGAACTCGCCGAGGTCGTCGCCCGCCCAGCCGCAGTGCTCCAGCGACTCGAGCGTACGGTCGAGCGTCTTGTCGGTCATCCACCCGGTCCAGCGCACGCGCTGCCCCTTGTGGTCGCCGTCCGAGACGGCGAACACGATCTGAATGCCGGGCGTCCCGGTCTTCGCCTCCGTGAGCTGCGCCTCGACCGCGCGCGCGCGCACGATACAGTTCCGTTCGATCCTCATCTCATCCTGCCTTTCGTTTCTCAGCGAGGTACGCCGTGACCGTGTCGAGCGCCTCGGTGAGGCTCGACACGCTCGTTCCGCGTTCCTTCAGGAACGCCATCGCTTTGCTCTCGACCGCGTCGTCAGCGAGCTCCACGAGCTTCACGTCGAGGTCGGCCTTGAGTCGTTCGACGGGTGAGCGTCGCCCCGCCTCTACGGCGCGCTCGAAGGCTGCCCAGTCGAGCGGAATCGACTTCGGCATGTCGTAACGCGTCTTCGCGTCGTACGCGGCGTTCGGTTGGACCCGCAGCAACCGACGCCCGGTCGACATGCCTTTTGCGCGTCCGCTGGAGTCGTCGACGAGGACCTCATGCGAGGCGAACGCGACGATGTCGACCCACTCCTTGATGAGACCCGCGGCCTTCTCGTGGAGCTTGATCTGCCAGCGCTCGTAGTCGTCGCCCTCGGGATTCTTGACGGGCTTTCGGATCGAGTGCGCGACGAGGATGATGTTCTTGCCGCGTCCGCGAAGCACCTCGAGCTTCCGTAGGAAGATGCGCCACTCGTCAAGCGCCGCGACGTAGCCCTTGCCGTAGCCGAACGCCTCGATGTCCTTCTTGCGGCTCGCCTTACAGACGTGCTCCCAGCAGAGGGGCTCGATCCAATCGAGCGAGTCGACCGCGACCGTTCGACACTCGCCCGCATCCGCGAGATAATCGAGTGCCTCGAGAACACCACTCCATGACGTGGGATGCGGGTCGACGGCGCGCGCGTCGATGTTCTTCAGACCGTCCTCGGCGGCGATGAAGATTGTCCCCGGAGCGGCCGCGGCGAAAGTGCTCTTACCGACGCCCCCGTCGGCGTGCACGAGCATCACGATCGGACTCGTTTTCCTGGTGGGCTGAACGCTGAACGTCATGTCTCTGCGAGCTCCTCGTGTGCCGTTACCGCCGTGCGGAACAGTGTGTCGTCGTTGATGTTGGCTGCGCCGGTGCACACAGGCAGGTACTCACACCCGCCGAACGCGCTGCATGCGTCTGGATTGTGTGGGGCGTAGCTGCGCTCGATCGCAAACCCGAGCACCGCCACCTGCTGCTCGACATCGCGCGCGAAGGCGCGCTCCTCTGCCTCGAGACGCACGACGGTTCCGCGCGCGTAGTACCAGTCCGGCCGCTCAGCGATGTCGGCGCGGATGCGGAGCCGATACTCCTCGGGCGTCTCGTCCGTCTCCCTCATGTTGGCGTAGAGGCGGCTCGGCTCCTTCGCTGTAGCCTTGGTGTACTTCCGGGATTCCTCGGGCGTCGCCTTGAGAGGCCGGATGGTCGGTTTGCGTACGACGTCGTAGATGCAGTCCTCGACGGCGTGCCCGAGCGCTCGCGCGCCGCGTATGTAGAGGCTCACTTGCGTGTCGAGCGTCCGGACTCGCTCCCAGTAGAGCGAGCCTGCCTCGATGTCGCTCGCCGTCGTCTTGTGCTCCATGACGTGGAGCCTGCCGTCGCGATCGCGAACGACGGCATCGAGTCGACCGCCGAGCAGGACGTCGTCGAGCTCGAACTCGAACTTCTGCTCGACACTCACCGCGGTGAGGCCGTCTTCCTCCCAGCGAATGGCGTAGCCGACGAGAAGCTCTTCGACGACGACACGCGCAAACGCGTCGACATCGTCGGCCCGCTGGTCAAGCTCGCGAAGGGCCTGCTCGATGCCCGCCGTCGAATACACCTCAAGTCCGGTGTGCCAGAGCGTCCCAAACCGAAGCGCCTCGCTCCGCGTGTGCGGTCGTCGGAGGTCGACATATCGGTAGCGATGCTGTCGGAGACACGCGCGAGCGCACTTGAGCTCCGACGTCGTGTAGACCTTGAGGCGCCTCATCGTGTCCTCGTCGATCGACACCGCTGCGCGGTGGTGCAGATCCGGAGCGCCTGTACGATTCGCAGATCTGCGAGCGCCGCCGCTACCCTACGCGTCTCGTCGACCGAGACGCCCGCACGTTCGGCGACCTCGAGGAGAGCATGCGTATCTGAGAGTGCCTCCGCCAGGCTGCGCGCTGCCTGCGCCGCGCTCATCGGCCCGTTCCCGCGTGCGCGCGTTCGGCTCCCCGGAGCTCCTTGATGTACGTGTCCTTCTCCGCCATCGCGTCGCATGCCTCGTCGAGCAGACGCTCGAGACGAGCCACGTCGCAGAGGGCGTCATCGCGCTCCCTCCGAAGCTTCACGATCGTCGTCCTCGTCGCCTCTGCGAACGCCAAGGCCTCGCTTCCTACGTCCACCATCTCCCCCTCCTCCTCCTGCCTCGCGCGCTCGATGTGAGGCGCGTCGACGGGCAGGTAATCCGCCGCGGTGAGGCGGATGCTCTCGCCGTGCGTCCAGTCGCGGTCGTCGTTCACGCTGCCCTCGCGACGGCAGGGAGAGGTGTCCTCGTCGTCGGGGGGGGCCGCCACCGCGCTGGCGCGGGGGTGGAAGCCGTGGTCGTCGGGGCCGCTCATGAGCCCCTCCGAGGCGACCGAGCCGCGTCGCACTTCGAGCACACATCGCCGTCGCGGAAGTCGTGGCGACACGGAGCGGACGTGCTCTTGCGCGCACGCTCGAGCAGCGTGGCGAAGTGGACGCGCCGCTCCTCGGCGAGCTCTGCGCCTTGTGCGTCACCGCGCTCGCGGCGAAGGTCACGGATCCTCGTCCACTCGAAGACCGCGTCCACGAGCTGGGCGACGCCGAACAGCGGGGCCGGGCAGGCGCTCATGCTGCGCTCCGCGCCGGCTCAGCCGGGAGCTCAACCGCCACCGTGCTGCCGCACGGGCAGTTTCTGAGCTCCAGGCGCTCGTCACCGTCCGCGTCGAGGTCCATGAAGCCAACGAGCGGCAGATCCGACCACGACGCCGCGTCGTGCTCGCGGCCGCAGCCGCACACCTTGAAGCTCACCGGGACCTCGATAGCGTTCACCATCGAGATTCATAATACTGATTCTGATTCGCTCCGCAAGGACAGAATCAGCATACTGAATTGTTGTGGCGCCGTGCTGAGTTGTAGAGGATGCGCCTGGACGAACCGTTTAGGAGGCCCGGTGCCGGTGGCGGGCGGGCGAAGCGGACGTCGCCGCCTCCTCGCGGCGGGCCTCTTTTAGCTGCTCCTTCTTGTTCCGGATTCTGTCCTGTGCCAGTTTTTGCGTTCTGGCGCGGTCCGTCTCAACGTAGCGCTGAGCCTTTTCTTGGCCCGCGCGGGCATCATCGAGGCTCCGCTCCTCGTGGAATCGAGCCAACCACCAGAGCGCGTCCTGGTTGTCGAAGTCCGGGGAAGGCAAGCGCGAGAGGACGCGATCGATCTGCTCGACTGTCAGCCCATAGCCGAGCGCGAGACGCACCGCTTCCTCGCGAGGCGTCTCCTGCCCTGAAGGGCGCTTCGTTTGGTCTTCCTGCTGCGCCCAGACCGCTGCCGCAGCGACGAGATGGGCGAGGTCGCGGTAACCGAAGACGCGCGCAAACTTAGCTGCCGAATAGAACGACGCGCCGCTCGTACGCGCCTTGATTTGCGACGGCATCGACTTGGCCAAGCCGGCCTTTGCGGCAAGATCTTTTAGCTTGCCGCCGCCTTCCTCGTACTCGGCGATGAGGAAGCGGATGAACCTGGACGTCGGATCGAACTCCTTCGTCGGCGGAGCCGCAGGCGCCGGAGGTCGCGGCGACTTCGGGGGCATTTCCCGAAGGTTAGCCACGTTGGGATACTGAATTCTGATTCTTTCTCGACAGATCGGTGTTGCGTCTGAATCAGAATCAGCATACTGATTATCCATGACGTCGTGGTCCGACGCGTTTCGCGCTCACGTGGATCGGCTGGGGATGAGCCAACTGGACGTGGTTTTCTCGCTCCGGCGGGCCGGGATCCGCGCCACCGTCTCGCAGATTAGTTACTGGTGCCGCGGCGCGGTTCCTCGCCGGGCGACGCGCGACAGAATCGAGCGCTGGTCGAAGGGCAAGGTCCCAACAGAGGTCGGCGCTCCGCGTGCGCGTCGCACTGGCACCGACGGCTAGAGCCATTCCCGAGCATGGTCGGGATGCTTGCATTCTGCAAGCGCTGCCGTTCGCACCGAAGAGGAGACACCATGATCGCTGTCGATCGCGAGCGCATTCTACGAGACCGACTCGCCGCTCGCGGACTCGATCACGTCCTTGTGGACGTTGCACGAGACCATCACGTCCTTCCCGGCGAACTGCTTGGTCGAGCAAAATCGGCGCTCGTCACGCGGGCTCGTCACATGTTCTGGCTCGAGCTCAGGGCGAAAGGGCTCTCCTATCCCGAGATAGGCATCCTCTGCGACGTCGACCACACCACGGTGATGTCGGGCGTTCGGAGACTGGGGCCCGGACTGGCCAAACGCCCGCCGTCGCTACACCAGGAGCCGCGCGTCGAGTGGCGCAACGGCGAATGCGTCCTGCGGATCCAGGACACGACGGCGATCCTACTAACGCGCGCCGAGTTGGTGGAGCTGCACCGGCGAATCGTCGAGGCGCTTTGGGTAAAGGAGCCACGCGATGAATGACTACGACGCGTTCGTCACGTCGAAACTTTCGACCGTGCCCGCGACGGGGCTGCCGTCCGTTCCTGACCTGCACCCGTCGCTCTTTCCATTCCAGCGCGACCTCGTCTCTTGGGCACTCCGGCGCGGACGCGCCGCGCTCTTCGCTGACACGGGCCTTGGCAAGACACGTCAGGAGCTCGAGTGGGCTCGCTGCGTCGCGGAACACACCGGTGAGCGTGTACTCATCCTCGCGCCGCTCGCCGTTGGCGCGCAAACGGTAAGGGAGGCGAGTGCCATCGGCGTCGCGGCTCGTCAGGTCCGTTACGGTGCGGATGTCGAGGGTGCTGACGAGCGGATCGTCGTCACGAATTACGACCGACTTCATCACTTCGACGACTGCGTGTTCTCGGGCGTCGTGCTCGACGAGGCCAGCATCATCAAGAGTCATGACTCGAAGACGCTCGCTCGTCTGCTCGAGCGCTTCGCTGCCACGCCATTCAAGCTCTCGGCAACGGCGACTCCTTCGCCGAACGACTATACCGAGCTCGGGACGCAAGCCCAGTTTCTCGGCGTGTGCACGCGCACCGAGATGCTCAGCGAGTACTTCATCCACGACGGCGGTTCGACGCAGGACTGGCGGATCAAGGGTCACGCGCGCGGCGCCTTCTGGCGATGGGTCTCGACATGGGGTGCGCTCGTGCGTCGGCCGAGCGATCTCGGATACGACGATGGCGGATACGACCTGCCGCCGCTCGTAGTCACGCAACACACCATTCCAGCCGACCCGGAGCACGTGAAGTCGCAAGGACTTCTGTTCGCCGAGCCAGCGAAGACACTCACGGAGCGTCGTGCCGCGCGGAAGTCGACCATTGACCATCGCGTTCGCGAATGCGCGGAGCTCGTCATGCGCGAGAAGGGTGAGCCGTGGATCATCTGGTGTGAGCTCAACGCCGAGAGCGACGCGCTCGCCGAGGCCATTCCGGGCGCCGTGGAGATCCGCGGCTCTGACGACGCGCTACTCAAGGAGTCGCGGCTCGTCGCATTCTCCGCCGGAGAGATCCGCGTGCTCATCACGAAGGCCAAGATGACGGGCTACGGCCTCAACTGGCAGCACGCGGCGCGCATGGCATTCGTCGGTGCGTCCGACTCCTTCGAGTCGACCTATCAAGCCATCCGCCGATGCTGGCGGTTCGGTCAGAGGCGCACCGTCGAGACGCACTTCTTTGCATCGGAGCTCGAGGGTGCCGTCGTGGAGAACCTGCGACGTAAGGAGCGCGACGCCAAGGCAATGGCCGAGACGCTCTCGGCCGAGACGCGCGAGGCGGTGCGCGCCGAGGTGCGCGGCCTCACGCGCGAGACGAACGACTACGCGCCACGTGTCGCGATGACGCGACCGGCATGGCTTACGAAGGAGGCGTCATGAGCTGGAAGAGATGCAAGCCCAACGTCGACTTCCGATGCGAGACATGCGGCCGTCGCGTCGTCCGATACCAACCGCCTGGACGCACGGCGCGATTCTGTAGCCAAGCATGCCTTGGTCGTTCCTGGTCCGGAAAAACCCAAAGTTCAACGCATGTCGAAGGACGCAAACGGTTCGGCGTCGACCATCCGAACTGGAAGGGAGATGCAGCAACCGCAAGGGCGGGTCGATCGCGCGCATTACGCAAGTTTCCTGTCGCAGAGCCGTGTGCAGTTTGCGGTTCTCCCATCGGAGAGCGCCACCATCGCGCAAGGAGGGCGTCATGAAGGTCATCGATCAGACAGTGACGGAACGATTCTCCTTATTTCACGGTGACACGGTCGACGTCGCTCGCGGATTGCCTGACCAATCCGTCGGCCTGTCGGTGTTCTCGCCGCCGTTCGCGTCGCTTTACACATACTCGAATTCGCCGCGCGACATGGGCAACGTGCGGAACGACGCCGAGTTTTTCGAGCATTACGACTTCCTCATCGCCGAGCAGGCGCGTGTGATGAAGCCCGGGCGGCTGGTGGCTGTACATTGCATGCTTATGCCGACGAGCAAGACGCGCGACGGGTACATCGGCCTGCGCGACTTCCGCGGCGAGATCATCCGCGCATACGAGAAGCGCGGATTCATCTTTCACTCCGAGGTTGTGATCTGGAAAGATCCCGTCGTTGCAATGCAACGGACGAAGGCGCTCGGTCTGCTCTACAAGCAGCTCCGCAAGGATAGCGCGATGAGTCGCCAGGGGATCCCTGACTATGTTGTCGTCATGCGCGCGCCGTTCGACAACGTCGAGCCGGTGACGAAGGACGAGAATGACTTTCCCGTTGGCCTCTGGCAACGCTACGCGTCGCCCGTCTGGGTTACGACGGAGGCGATCGACCAGGAGGGATTCCTTGCGTGCACGGACAAGGAGAACCCGGACGACGACGCGAGCGGCATCGATCCGACCGACACGCTGCAGTACCGAAGCGCTCGCGAGCACGATGACGAACGACACATCTGCCCCCTGCAGCTCGGCGTCATCCGTCGATGTGTGCGGCTCTGGAGTAACCCCGACGACGTCGTCTGGTCTCCGTTCGCCGGCATCGGCAGCGAGGGGTACGTGGCGCTCCAGGAAGGGCGTCGGTTCGTGGGTGCCGAGCTCAAGGCGAGCTACTACCAGCAAGCAGCGCGGAACCTACGAGAGGCCGAGACGGTCAAGCAACAGACACTCTTCGGGGCGGCGTGAGTCATGGCCTCGCGCAAGAAGACTCAGCCATCGACAGGTTCGCTGTTCGGTGAGCGAGAGCTCACGCCCGTCGCGCGTGCACCGATCACCGTGGAGCCTGAGTCCTCGGAAGAGGATGACCTGCCGCAGCGACCGCATCTACGCGTCGTGCCTCCTTCCGAAGAGACGCCATCGGAGGACGTCGTCATCGAGCCGACCGCCGACGGACGATACGTCGTCTCGCTCCTCCGTCATCACGGCACCACGGTCGCGTCTGTCCGTTACACACGCGCTCAGCTCGAACTCTTGCTGCGTCGCATCCCACCGGCGCTCGAGCTCGGATCGGAGCCGTGAGCCTTCGGCAGTATCAGAGCGATCTCGTCGCCGAGGTCATCGCCGCCTTCAATGGCGGCTCGCGTACGGTCGTAATGCAGCTCGGCACCGGCGGTGGCAAGACGCACACCGCCGCGTCGCTCATCGAGTACGCCGTCGTGCGCGGACATCGCGTCCTCTTCCTCGCGCACCTCGACACCCTCGTCGGTGACACGCACGCGCGGCTCAAGCGCGCGGGAGTGAGGGCGGGATTCATTCAGGCTGGGCGTCCTGTCGACGCGGAGGCGCACGTCCATGTGGCGAGCCTCCAGACGCTATGGGCTCGCGAAGAGAGGCCGCCGGCCGACCTCGTCATCCTCGACGAATGCCATCGCGTCATGGGCGCGAGCGTGAAAGCGATCGTCGACGCGTACCCCGAGGCGTGGATTCTGGGGCTCACGGCGACGCCGCAGCGAGGCGACGGGAAACCTTTGGGCGCAGTGTTCGGCCGGCTCATCACGGGACCGTCCAACCGCTGGCTGACCGAGCATGGACATCTCGTGCCGTGCGATGTGCTCGCGCCCACGGCCTTCAACGAGAGGGCCTTGGTAGACGATCCTATCGAGGCCTACGTGAAGCACACGGCCGGCCGGCGGGCCATCGTCTTCGCTGCGTCCGTCGCGCACGCCCGGGCGTGCGCGGTGTCGTTCGGCGCAGCCGGGTATCCGGCCGGGCTCATGCTCGGCGACACGCCGCGCGATGAGCGCGAGCTCCTGCGCCTCGCCATGGCCGACGGTGGCGTGAGGGTGCTCGTTGGTGTCGGTGTGTTTCTTGAGGGTTTCGACCTCCCCTCTATCGAGGTCGTCGTCCTCGCGCGGCCGTTCACCGTGACCGGCGCGTTCCTCCAGGCCACCGGGCGCGGCCTGAGGCCATCACCAGAGACGGGCAAGGCTGGATGCACCGTTCTCGACCTCCGAGGCTCGGTGCATCTGCACGGCCTGCCTGATGAGGAGCGTCGGTGGAGTCTCACGGGCTCGGCGTGCGTGCGCGTCGAGACCATGACGTCGTTCCGGAGGTGCACGGAGTGCATGGCCATCTTCCGCCCCGCTCGAGTGTGCCCGCGGTGCGGAGCGGAGCACGATGCCGTGGAAAAGATCCCGCGCGTCCTCCGTCGCGTCGAGGCTCTCGAGAGGCTGAAGGACGTCCCTCAGCACAAGAGAGACAGCGCGTACATCTGGCGCCTCGTCACGATCGGACAGAGACGAATGCGCATGTCGAGCGAGCGCGCGCATGCCTTCGCGTTACGTGAGTTCCGTCGCCGCTTCGCTCGAGAGCCAGAGAGGACGCCATGAGCAAGCGTCGCCCCGTCCTGGAGAAGCGCATCCAGGCCGATATCGAGGTCGCCATTGGCAGCGAGTCCGACCTCCTTTTGCTCCGGAACAGTTGCGGCCTCGCGAAATACATCCATGAGGCGACGGGCAAGATGTGGCACGTGCCGTACGGCCTCGGCGACGGCTCTCCAGATCTCGTCGGCATCTTGCGGTGGAAAGCGATCGGTGTGTGGTTTTGCCTCGAGGTGAAATGCCCGGGTGAGAAGGCGACTGCCGAGCAAGAGAAGGCGCATCGCATCTGGCGGTCGTTCGGCGCACTGGTGTTCGTCGTGTCCTCGGTCGAGGAGGCCCGCGCCGCGCTCGAGACCGCCCGCGAGGTCCTGATGGGGGTCGCATGAGTGTCTCACCGAGTATGCGCCACACGCGCCGTAACCCCTGCGGCGTCTGCGGGGGCGCGGACGGCGACCGACGCGGCAACGAGAAACGCTGTTGGGGCTGGACCACGGAAGATGGCAAGTGGTGTCACTGCGCCCGCGACGAGCACGCGAGCGGCCTCGGGCAAGGGCACGATGGCATGTACGCCCACAAGATGAGGGGCTCGTGCAAGTGTGGCGTCACGCACGGCGCGGACGAGCGGCCGCGCGACGACATCCTTGCGGTGTACAACTACCGCGACGAGAGCGGGGCGCTACTCTTCCAGGTCGTACGCAAGGCCGGTAAGAGGTTTCTTCAGCGCCGACCTGACGGGGACGGTGGATGGATCTGGCAGCTTAGCGGTGTGCGTCGGGTGCCCTACCGGTTGCCGGAGCTCCTGGCTGCTCCCGAGGCGGCTCCTGTTTACCTTGTCGAGGGGGAGAAGGACGTCGAGCGCCTCGTTGCTGAGGGGCTCGTTGCGACGACCAATCCGGGCGGAGCGGGCAAGTGGGGGATGGTCGCCGACTCGGCCGCTGTTGTTCTTCGCGGTCGTGACGTCGTTGTCATCGGTGACGCGGACGATGCGGGGGCGAGCCACGCCGCGGAGGTCGTGCTGAACCTCCACGGCATAGCGCGGAGCGTGCGCCTGACGGTTTGCCCGAAGCCTCATAAGGACGTGTCGGACTTACTAGAGGCCGGCGGGGGTATTCACCAGCTCATTACGGTCGACGACACGGCCGAGCCGGAGCCTTCGACGATGGCTCCGGCGTCGCATCCTGCTGACGAGCTTGCTCCGCGGCTCCCGTTCGACGAGATCTGGACGCCGAACACGAGCATCGAGCTCGTCGTGCCGGCGATGGGGATCGCGCCCGGCCCACCGCACCTTGTGACGGGCTCTTGGTACACGGGCAAAACGCTCTATTTGCTGTCGATGGGACTCGCCGTCGCCGCTGGTCGCGACGTGTTCGGCGTGCACCGGACGCAGAGCGGGCGATGGGCACACTTCGACCACGAGATGGGTCGTCGCCACGTAAAGAGGTATCTGCAGCGCGTCCGAATGGGTCTCGTCATTGACATCGATGAGCTCCGCGAGCGCATGAGCCTGCATGTCCTTCCGCGGCTGAATCTGCGAACGACCGAGGCGCTCGATCATTACTGCTACCTGCTCGATGGATTCGCGCTCGCGACTATCGACCCGCTCCGCGCGGCGGTTCCCGGTGTCGACGAGAACAAGAGCGAGTTCCGCGAGTACCTTGACATGCTCGCCGGCGTGAGCGACCGGACGGGCTGCTCGATCGTCGTCTTGCACCACGGTGGCAAGCCAACGGATGGGGCGTCTCGGCGGAATACGGGGCGCGGAACGTCGGCGATCGACGACGCGGTCCAGACGAAGTTCGTCCTTACGGCGCAGGAGAAGGAGGCGCCGATGCTCGTGAGTCACGAGAAGACGCGAGAGCTCGACAAGACGCTGGACGATTTCTACCTACGCATCGAGTCTGGCCCGGATTCCGTGCGGCTCGTCCACATGGATCCCGAGGAGGCCGAGCAGCGAGAAGAGGCGACCGAAGGACAGCGTGAACAGGCAAAGCTTCAAAATACCGTCGAACGCATCGAGCGGTTCTTCGGCTCATGCCAGGGCGTCTTCTCGGGCACCGTCAAGGACGCCCAACACCTCATCGGCGGCAAGTGGGAGGTTTTCCAGGTCGCATGGACCACGCTCCGCCACGAGGGACGACTGCGGCGTGAAGGCCCATATCGTACCCCCGTATGGAAGTTTGGGGGGAGCTAGTGTGAATCCCCTTCCCCCTTCCCATCCCCTTCCCATCCCCTTCCCGGGAAGGGGATGCCCATCCGAGATGAATCCCCTTCCCGCCTCCCCCCCCTTTAGGGGGGGGAAGGGGATTCATATCGATGGGCGGGCCCAAAAATAGGACTAAATCGATCCAATCCCCTTCCCGACCAGGGCTCATCCCCCTTTATTTTAGGGACATGATGCGGGAAGGGGATTCATCTCGGATGGGCGAGGGTCCGGGGTCGGATGAGAATTAGGAGAATTAGGGACATGATGCGGGAAGGGGATTGGGCGCCGCGTGACACGTAGTGTCATGAGGGCTAGCGTGGAGTCCGTGGTTGCTGTTGTCGCCGGCCATGGTCTCGAGGGTCCGCGCGAATGGCTCGTCAGGCCCTACGACTCGGCCGACGAGGACGCGATGCACTACCTGCTCGGCATCGCGTACACCCGGTGCCGGTCCGGGATGAGGGCAGGAGCGGCTCGGGCGGGTCGGACGGTCGTAGGCCCGCCCGGGGAGGCGGTCGCCCGTCAGAGGGCGTTCCTGGCGGCGCACCGGCCCATCTGGGCGTGGCTCCTCGCCGAGGCGTCCGTGGCGCTCGCTGTCGACCCCGAGGCGCCGCAGATCATCTGGGCGTGGCTCGTGACGTCCGGCGACGATGTCGTACACGCGGTCGGGGCGAAGCGGTCGCTCATCGCGGCGGGACTCGCCGCCGAGGTCGTGCGGGACATGCTCGGGTCGCGACTCGACCGACACCAGGTCTGCTCGCTCGAGCTGCCGCAGATGCGCACGATCGGGTCGGAGGGGATCGGCATCGACCGACCGCGGTTGTGGAGTCTCGATCCGAGCTATCTCGTGACGCGGATGGGGGCGAAGGCAGCGTGACGTCCGTGTACCTGCTCCAGGCCGTGCCGGTGCCCTCGCAGTCGTCGTCGCACACGCGCGAGTTCCACGAGGACGACGGATGGACAATTCGGACGGATAGCCTCGGGCGGCTGCTTCTGCAGCATCGTGACGGGCGCGTGGTCGTAATAGCCGGCGTCGGCTACGTTCTCGAAGAACGCAAGCGCGACGCAGACCGAGGAGTGGCGACGCATGAAGGTCAGACCGATCAAGGATTACCTGCTGCTCGAGCCGGAGAAGCTGCCGGAGCGGACGGCGGGCGGGCTCGTCCTGCCGACGAAGACCGTCGCGCCGAAGACGATCATCGGCAAGGTGCTAGCGGCCGGTCGGGGCAGGGTGCTGGACAGCGGCGCGCGAAGCGAACCTGAGGTGCGCGTGGGCGATCGCGTGGTCATCATGAGGCACAACATGCTCCAGACGTTCGACCCGCTCGGGAGCGAGGACGGCCTGGCTCTCGTACCCGAGGCCGACGTCATCGCGGTCCTCGAGGATGCCGCGGCAGAGTAAGCTCACGCCGGCCGTCGAGCGGCGAGTCATCGCGCTCGTCCGCGCAGGACACTCGCCGACGGCCGCAGCAACGATGGTAGGCGCCTCGCGCGCCTCCATGACGCGCTGGAAGAAGGCAGACCGTGCGTTTCGTGCTGCTCTCCGCAAAGCCGCTGCGATGCACGAGCGGCGTCTACTCGCTCGCATCGAGAACGCCTCGCGTGACAAGGGGCACTGGAAGGCTGCGGCGTGGATTCTCGAGCGGCGCTACCCGGAGCGCTACGCCTTCCGTGTGCACCGCGCAGTCGAGAAGGAGCGCGAGGCGATGCTCGCCGTGCTACGCGAGAGCATGAAGCCCGAGGCGTTTACGGAGGTGTCGGTTGCGCTCCTGGCAGCACAGCAGAACGCTCGCGGAAGCGGCCGAGAGTACCAGCAGCGATCCGCTCGTCACTGAGGTACCTGCAAAGTACATCGGCTTCCTCGAGTGGCTCGGCGTCGAGCCGCACCCGGGCCAGGCGGAGCTCGCGCGTGTCGCGTACGACGGAGACGAGCCTCATGACGTCGAGCTCGCGCGTCGCATCTTCGGAGATCTCGACTTCTGCGCGGTTACGCCCGCGCAGCGCGCGGTTGTCTGCGCCGTGTGCGGCGGTCGCGCGGGCAAGACGTACTTGCTCATCGCGCTCCGGCTCGTCTGGGGGATGCTCACGCGCGACCTGTCGACGATGGCGCCTGGCCAGCGCGCCGTCGCGCTCTGCATCGCACCGAACGACCGCCTACGTGCCGAGGCGGTGGCGTATGCGCTCGGAGCGGTCCGGTCCAAGCCGGAGCTACGCGCGAGACTCAGGCTCCCTCGAGGCACGAGAGACGATGATGTCGTGGGCGAGTTTGGGATCTACCGCCCGGACTTCGACCGCGTCGTCACGTTCGAGGGCGGCGTCGCGACCAGGGGCGGATACGGCGGCCGAGGCCGAGCGCTCACCGACTTCGCACTCGACGAAGCGGCATTTTTCCGTGACGCATCGTATCGGGTATCGGACTCCGACATCTTCGCTGCCGGTGCTCCGCGCGTGCTCCCGGGCGGACAGACGATCGTCGCCTCGACGCCATGGGCTGAGACGGGTCTGCTCTTCGACCTCCACGAACGCAACTGGGGCAAGCTCGGCGGCGACGCGATAGTGGCTCACGCGCCGACGCTCGTCGTGCACGACTCGCCGATGACGCGGGCCATCGTAGAGAGGGAGACGGCACGCGACGAGGACAACGCACGGCGGGAGTTTGGGGCGCAATTCGTGCGCGGCGGAACCGACGTCTTCTTCCCGCCGAGCCTCATCGACGGCTCGATTGACGACGCGCTGGAATGCGCAATAACTGGTGATGATGTACGAGACGAAGTTGCCTGATCGCTTCTGGTCAAAGGTCGATAAGGGCGGGGCGCCCGAGCACCCGTGGTGCTGGGTGTGGACGGCCGGCCTTACGACAGGTGGCTACGGTGTGTTTTGGCTCAACGGGCGCAACGTGATGGCTCATCGGCACACGTACGAAGACGCAGTCGGGCCGATCCCGAACGGGATGCAGATCGACCATCTCTGTCGCAACCGAGCTTGCGTGAACCCTGCGCACCTGGAGCCCGTGACGCTGGTAGAGAACCTTCGAAGGGGAGTGGGTTGGTCAGGGAACGCCCCCGCGCTTCGTAAAGCTGGTGTCGTATCGCAGGCGAATAGACGCAATCGGACCCACTGTCCGCGTGGTCATGCGTTCTCTCCTGAAAACACGAGACTGGTACCGGGCGCGCGGCGCTGTCGAACGTGCGATCGTGACTACTTCGCTGCGTGGCATCAGAGGGTGCGTGCTGCCCGCACCGGGTGACGTCGTCTGCGCAGGGCTCGACATGGGCCTGAGGGCCGATTCTTCGGCGCTTGTCATCGTGCACCAGCGCGAGGCGATGCTGCGCGTCGCAGAGATCGTAGAGCTCCGTCCGAGCGAGAGCGCGCCGCTCAAGCCGAGCGCCGTCGTTCGTCGGTTCGCGAGCGTGATGGCGCGCCACGGGTGCACGTACGCGGTGGGCGATTCGCACTACGTCGAGTCGGTGCGCGAGTACCTGAACGAGTTCGACATGAGCCTCGTGCCGGGCCCGAGTCCACCCTCTGAGGCCTACGTGCGTACTCGTCAGCTCATGAGAGAGGGGCGCGTTCGCGTGCCTCGGCATCAGCGGCTCATCGCTCAGCTGCGTGAAGTGACCGGGCGGCCGACGGCCGGGGGTGGGCTCTCGATTCAGCACCCTCGCTGGGCCCGCGGTGGGCACGGAGATCTTTGCGCCGCGTTCGTTCTCGCCGTGTGGCACATGGCGGGCGACATCGTTGCCGAGCCCAAGGCCGTCGAGGGCACGCGCGAGGCGGAGCAGGCGCGGAAGAAGGCGCGATACGAGCACTTCAAGGCCGAAGCGGACCGACCCTTCTGGAAGGCGAATGGCGGCGCGGCCGACCGCGGACCCTCCGCGCGCTGGCGTCGCTAACGCATCACCTGCGCGCACCGACGCAGCTCATGCGCTCCGGCGACGTGCATCGAACGCGGCAGGGCTGAAGAGCAGCGCGGACCGGCCGTTGCACTAGGACGAGGGACGACGATGAGAAGCGCATGGCTGGTGGGGGCGTTGGCGGGGTTGGTTGTCATCGGCTCGGCAGGCGAGGCGGCTGCGGACGAGCAGACGGGGGTGGCGTGGAAGCTCGAAGTCTCGTCGGAGCTTGGCTCGGGTGGCGCCACGCCCGACTCGATTGAACGAGACATCTTGCTGCCGAGGCTCGTGGCTGCGGTGTGGAAGTGCACGGTCGGTGCGCCCCGCTGGCTCCGACAGGCGGATGGCAGCGTCAGCGAGCTGCGGGACCTTTTCTGTCGCCACGCCGGTGGCGCGACCGTCGCGACGCAGGGTGGGTGTCTCGTTGGAGAGCGCAACGTTCACGGCTCATCGTTGTCGCTGTATGTCAGCCCGACGCCTGGGGCGCTGATGCCGATGACCATGATCATCCTCACGTGCGCAGCGCGCCCGTAGGCTGACGATCGCGCAGGACTGCGCTATACATCCCAGGATGTCCGAGGCGGACTGGAGCAGCAAAGCCACGTGGATGCGACGCGTGGGCGCTACCGGCGCCACGTTCGCGCCGACTGGCGAGCTCCTCTCCCTCTCTCTCGGACCTGAAGCCCCCGAAGCCGCTACCGGCGACGAGGCACCCCAGCACGAGGATTCAGCCGACGCCGTGAGGGCACGCGCCGAGTTGCGAAAGCAACTCAGTCTGCGCGCGACTCCGGGTCTGGTCCCTCGTGTCGGTCGAGACGCATAGGGTCCTCGACGCCTCGTGGCAGCTCAAGAAGGGCGACGAGCTCGCCGAGACGCTTGCGTCCGTCTTCCACGTCGTGCGCGACGAGGCCGAGTGGCGGACCGACGCCGACGAGTACCACTGGGCGCTCTACGAAGGCACCGGTCTCGGCGGCGTCACCGTTCGCTCGCGGCGGAACCTGCAGTACCAGGCGACGACGCTGCCCGACAACGTCGTAAAGATGGCGGTCGACACGCTCACCGCGAAGGTCGCGACCATCCGTCCGATACCGCAGGTGCTCACGTCGCGTGGAAACTACAAGGATCAACGCCGCGCGCGGAAGCTCCGGCAGTTCATCGACGGCGAGTTCTACCGGCAGGGCATCCACGAGGAGCTCGCGAGTCAGATCATTAAAGACGCCCTCATCGCGCGCGCGGGGGTCGTCCAGGTCTACGCCGACCGGAAGAAGGTGCGCGTCGAGCGCGTGCACCCGTGGACGCTCTACGTCGACGACTGGGACGCCGAGTTTGGTAAGCCCCTGACGCTCTACCGGCTCCGTACGATGGACCGAGCGAAAGCGATCGCGCGATGGGGCAAGGGCAAGCCGGCGCTCCGCGACCGCCTGAAGAACGCCGGGCACTTCTCCTCGTCGACGAGCCGCTACCTCGAGGAAGAGCGCTCGAGCACGGTCGAGCGCGTCGAGCTCCTCGAGGCCTGGTACCGCTGCGCCGACCACGACGAAGACGACGAGGACCACGAGTGCACGGGCCGCCACGTCATCATCTGCGAGGGCGCCGTGCTCTTCGACGAGGAGTGGCCGCACGAGTTCTTCCCGTTCGCGGTCCTCGGCTACGACACGCCGAACACCGGCTTCTGGCCATCGCCGATGTCGCAACAGCTCGAGGGCTACCAGTGCAGCATCAACGAAGCGAACGAGAAGCTCTCGGAGCAGTACTCGCTCAGCGGCAAGGGCGTGCTGCTGCGCGACGGCTCGGGCGTCATCAAGTTCGACATGGTCAACGGCATTTCGGTGCTCAGCTGCAAGCCCGGTCCGTACGCGCCCGAGATCTTCGACATGGACCTCGTGAACGAGCACCTCAGGCTCCGTCCGCCCGAGCTCATCGAGCGTGCGCTCAACGCGACGGGCATCTCTCAGATGGCGGCGCAGAGCCAGAAACCCACCGGCATCGAGTCGGGTATCGGCCTTCAGACGCTCGACGACATCGAGAGCCAGCGGCACATCGTCTTCGGTCGACGCTTCGAATCGTGGTGCATGAACGTCGCGCGTTTGCTCGTCGAGGCCATCAAGAAGATCGCAAAGGAGTACGGCGAGTACGCGGTCGACGTGCCGATGAAGGGCGCCTACCTGCCGCTCAAGTGGACGGACGTTGTCGTCGACGGCTTCCAGCTCCAGATGCAGAGCGTCGGGCAGCTGTTCACGAGCTTCGCGGGGCGCCTCGACAAGCTCAAGACGCTGTTCGAGATGGGCGCCATCGACCGCGGTACGTTCATGCGTAACCTCGACGCGGGCGACGTGCAGGCCGAGCTCGACCTCGAGACGGTCAACCGCCTCATCGTCGACGAGATACTGGAAGCAATCCTCGATGCGGACGACGGGGCCGCAAATGATCTCGCGCCGAACGGGTACATGCCGCTCGAGTGGGCGCACCGCCGAGCGCATCAGAAGCGGCTCCAGGCTCAGATGGACGGGGCGCCGAAGCACGTGCTCGATCTGCTCGGTCAATTCATCGACGACTGCGCGTACCTGATCGACAAGAAGAAGGCCGAGGAGGCTGCGTCCGCAGGGCTCGCGCCCGACGCCGCGATGCCGCCCCCGGGTGGACCGCTGCCGCCTCCCGGATCAGGCCTGCCCCTCGACGCAGCGGGCTTGCCTCCGCCACCCCCGATGGCCGGCGAGCTCCCGCCGATGCCCGCCGATATTCCGATGGGTGCACCGCCTATCGCAGCCTGAAGGACCCATCCCATGCCTGACCCTGTAGCCCCTGCCGCGGCAACGCCCGCGACCCCCACTGCCGCCGAAGCCCCGGCACCCGCTCCCGCCAAGCCTGCCAAGGCATCGACGAAGGCCAATGGGAAGGCGAAGTCCGTCGCCATCACGCAGGCTCCCTCCGTGTCGGCATCAGCGACCGAGACGTCGAGCCGCAAGACCGCCGACGAGCGTGCTGCCGATCTGAAAGCCAGCCTCGACGCTGCTCCGTCGCCGGAGGCTGCCCCGGACGTGCCTGTCGCACCCCCCCCGCGACGCGACACGCCCGAGGCAGCCTCGGGCGACGTACCGGCGGCTGACGATCCCGTCGTGAAGGCGCGTGCCGAGCGCATGTCGCGCATCGAGGCCGTGCGAGCGAAGGAGCGCGCCGCCGATACCGAGCGCCAGGCGCGTCAGAAGTTCCGCCAGAACGAGGGCGAGGTCGACAAGCTCCGCGCCCGCCTCGCCGAGCTCGAGCCGAACGAGCGCGTCTTCGACTCCGAAGAGGCCTTACTTGAGGCAGCCGAGCGAAAGGGCATGAGCGCCACGAAGCTCGCGGAGTGGATGCGCGCGCGCCTCACGGACCCGGCGCACGTCGCAAGGCAGCAAGCGCTCACGAGCGAACAGAAGGCGTTCGCCAAGATCGCCGAGCTCGAGAAGCGCCTTGATGCAGAGCGGCAGGCGCGTGAGACCGAGCAGCAGTCGACGCACGAGCAGCGCGCGGCGGTCGAGCGCGGGCACACGTACCTCACGCAGATCGATGAGCGCGCGGCTTCGCACCCGCTCACCGCGGGTCTCAAAGCGAAGTACGGAGGCGACGGCGTCGTGCACTTCGCCAACCGGTGGGTTGTCCCCCTCCTATCCGAGGGCTACAGTCTCGATGAGCTCCACGATCACATGGAGCAGATCCTCGATGAAGTGCAGATCGCGCCCGGCGCGGCTGCCGCTCCAGCAAACGGCCGCGACCCCTCCTCGAAGAACGGCGCAGACCAGCCGATTAGGACGCTGAGCAACCGCGAGACTCAAGAGCGGACGCAGGTGACGGAGGAGATTCCTCTGCACAAGCTGCCCCTCGACGAGCGCGCGCGGCTGCTCAAAGAGCGGCTCGGCAAGGAATGACGCCGAGCCGTCGGGAGATGGCATCATGCCTGGACCGGCTACGTATGCGTTGCACGTCGCGGGAGGACTCGTCCGAGAGCTCTGGCCGGACCAGGCCCTCATCGAGGAGATGATCAAAGCGGAGCCCATCTTGGGCATCTGCAAGAAGGACACGAACTGGAGCTACGCCATCATCCATCACCCGCTCGGCTGGGGCGGCACGCAGGGCATCGGGCGAAACTACGCCGATGCGAAGCGCCTGAAGAGCGCCGCGAAGGAGCAGGAGTTCCAGGTCACGACGCGCGAGATGTACGCGACGCTGTCCCTCGAGGGGAAGCTGCTCCGCGCAAGCGAGTACGGCAAGAAGAGCGCGCTGCTCGTCGACCCGCTCAAGCGCGAAGGCGAGGCGTGCCTGCGCAACATGCGCTACCGCTTCTCGACCGCGATCCACGGCAACGGCGTCGGCGTCGTCGGCCGCATCGCGACGACGAGCACGGTCAACACGGCGACCGTCGTGCTTTCCGATCCGAACGATCTGAAAAACTTCCAGCAGGAGACCGCCATCCAGCTCGAGGAGACGGGTCTGCCGGCCGGCGCGCTCCGTGACGGTGGAGCCGAGGCGCGCATCCTCAGCGTCGGCACGTGGGACAACCCCACGCTGACGCTCAGCGTCGCGTGGAACGTCGCGTTCCCGTCGGTGGTTGCGGGCGACCGCATCTACTACACGGGCAACTACGACAACGACTATATCTACGGGCTCGACGCGTTCCTACCGAACCACACGGGCACGCCGGGCACGTTCCTCACGTGCAACCGGAACCTGAATCCGGGGTGGCTCGCGGGCTACGTGATGAACGGCGGGAACATGAGCGGCCAGCAGCGCATCTGGGCCGCGGCACGTCGCAGTGTCGACGCAGGTGGTGAGCCCGACGTGTACTTCATGTCGACGCGCAACTTCGAAAAACTGCTCTTCGAGTTCGAGAACAAGCTCGTGATGCAGAAGGTGCCGGCGGCCGACGTCGGCAAATTCAAGATGGGCGTCTCGTACCAAGGCGTCGAGATCGCAGGCCCGGCGGGCCCGATCATGGTCATGGCGTCCGCCTGGATGCCGGACAACGTAGAGCGTTGCGGAGAGAAGGACACGCTCAAGATGGGCTCGATCGGTCCGCTCGTGCACTGGGACAACGGCAACGGTCCGGACGCGCTCCGGACCGAAGACGGGACGGACTCGCGCGAGCTCCGCGCAGTCTCCGACCCTGGATTCCTGGTCGAGAAGCCCGGCGCCTGGGTGCGCGTGGCAGCGTGAAAGGACGACGACGATGAGCGATCGCGACATCATCAAAGACCAGCAGAAGGGGACGTTCATCTCGGCCGCCGGGATGGCGAACGTCGAAACGGCCGTGGGCGAGATCCACGAGGAGACGTTCGTCTTCGCCCTGGACGCCGACGCGGCCGTCACGGAGCGCGGCATCCACATCAAGAAGGCCTGTCGCCTCAAGAGCGCCGTGCTCACGCCGTCGACGGGCCTCGCCGTCGACGGAACGGCCTTCACCACGACGACCGTGAGCAAGCGCGACGGCGCGGGCGGCGCGGCAGCCATCGCCGCCACGCACACGACCAACTCCGTCGGCGGCTCCGCCCTCGTCGCGTTCGTCCCGAAGCCGCTCACGCTTTCGGCCACGAGCGCAAACCTCGACTTCCCCGCGGGGAGCGTTCTGACGTTTCTCGTCGCCGAAGCGAGCACACCCGTCACGCCGGTCGGGCGCCTCACCGTGACGCTGGAGTACGTCTGATGCCCCCGTATCAGCCGGCGCTCTGTCCGGCCGCGAAGTCGAACGTCTTCGACGAGGAGCTCTTTCGCCTCGTCGTGGCGTTCGGCGCCGCCGCGCTGGTGAGCTACTTCGGCAAGGATCTGCTCCTCGTCCGAAACAGCGCGGGCAACTTCACGCTGACGCTGCCGCAGACGTACCGTCGCGTCACGAGCCTCACGTCGTGCTTCCGCGACGCGACCGGCGCGCAGTTCTTCCTCGTCCTCGTGACGAACAACATCACAACCGACGGCACCCTCGTCTTCGAGACGAGGACCGAGGCGGGCGTCGCCACCGATCCGGCGACCGGTGACGAGCTGTACCTGTCGGTCGGCGTCTCGAAGAACGTCCTCAACGACGACTACGTGACGACAATCTGATGCCCAAGGCACTCCTACTCGCGCTCGGCGGCCCGAAGTCCAAGCCGAAAGGCAAGGGCGACGACGACGCCGAGCGCACGTACGCGAAGGAAGCGTACGCGGCGCTGAAGGACGACGACGAGGACGGCTTCGTCGAGGCATTCACCTCCGCCGTCAAGGCGTGCGTGAAGAAGGCCGAGGCCGAGGAATACGACGAGGAGGACTAACGCGCGATGCTGTCACGGTCACTCGCAGAGCTCCGCGAATCCGTGCAGCGCGTCGCGGACGTCCTCGCCTTCGTCGACCGGCACCCGCCGGCGGCGATCAACGATCTCGTCTGCCGTGGCTTCGGCGCACTCTCGCGGCTCTGTCGGTCGACGAATCCCGAGTTCCAACCGATCGCGTCGACGACGCTCACCACGGACGGGACGAGCACGTTCTACCCCCTGCCGACAGACTTCCGGTCGCTGCTCTCTGTCGAGTACGCCGCCCCGGAGCAGGCAGCCAAGGTGTGGCTCGTGCCGTTCGAGCTCCACGAGCGCGCGGCGCTCTCCGACCCAACCACCGACGACGTCTCGTGCGCGCGCGCCTACCGCGTCGTCGGCGACAACATCGAGCTCCTCCCGCGCCCCGTCGCCAATCACACGGCGCTCCTCTGGTACGCGACCGAGGCGGTGCAGCTCACCGCCGACATCCAGACGGCCCACGTGCCCGACCGGCTCGACGACTACGTCATCTGGTGGGCCGCGGCAGAGATCGCGCTCGAGCGCGGCGACTGGGAGCGGCACGACAGGCTCATTCAGAAGCTCGCGGGCATCGAGGGGGACATCCGTATCCTGGCTCGCTCCCGCGACCTCTCAGCGCCATCGCGCATCGTCGACCTGCGCCATGCGACGGACCGCTACGGGCGACGCCGGTGGGGGCGCTGGTGAGCGCCAATTTCAACAAGGCCGGGGCGGTCCAGAAGCTCGACGTGCAGGTGGAGCCGTCCGAGACCATCGATGACCTCGACGTCGCAGATCCGGTCGTTCTCTCGCGCACGCTCACGCGCATCATGAAGGACATCGCGACGCTCAAGCAGGTGTGGGCGCCGCGACGCATCGACTTCGAAGATGTCGTCTTCGACGACTCGGGGACCGTTCCTCACCGCTTCCGCCACGGCCTCGGCGGCCGAGTGCGCTGGTTCGTCGTCGACTGGACGGGCTCCGGCGCGACGACGGCCGCTGCACTGGCGCGGCACTCGGACACCGACGCGAACACGCTCGTCCTCGTGAGCCTCGCCGAGGGCGTCGGAACCTTGCGCGTCGAGGCGAGCGGTTGATGGAGCCGCTCGTCGAGCTCCCCTTCGTCGGCGGCATCGACGAGGCCTCGCGCGTGGAGCACGTGCCGCAAGGCGGGTGGACCTCCCTCGAGAACGTGCGCCAGGACGCGCGCGGCGGCGTCACCAAGCGCTTCGGCTTCGGCGTTCAGACGCGCGACCGCCTCATCGGCGCCGCTCGCACACGTGGCGAGCGGCTCGTGCCTCACGCGCTCCAGACGGGCATCATCGACGGGCACGAGCTCGACATCTACAACGCCACGCTCGACCGGAGCGTGCCTGCGGGACGGGTGCCCGAGTGCGTGGCCGAGCGGTATCCGCTCGCGTTCACGACGCGCGACCTCGACGGCAACGACACGTTCATGAGCTCGCACGTCGTCGGCGGCTACCTCGCCTCGGCCGTCGCGGTACCAGACGTCGTACTGCCCGTGACCGATCCGCCCGCCGCGGTGACCTCGTGGACCATCCTCGTCACGCTCTACGATGCGGCGACGCTCTCCGTTGTCCGGTTCCTCGACACGCTCGCGACCGCGGGCATCTCGTACGTCTCTCTCGTCAACGTCGGCGCGACGCTCGTTGTCGTCTACGCGGAGTCCGACGCCATCGTCTGGGGTCGCACGCTCGACACGTCGTCACCCGCGGGCATCGCGGCCGGATGGACGGCTCCCGTCACACTCGTCAGCAACGGAGCGCTCACGCGCCTGCAGCCGGACGGCATCCGGGCCGTGACGTACCCGAAGATCGATACGCAGAGCCTCGCGGACCGCTTCGCGATCGCTTACATCAACACGAACGGAGCAACCTCGCGCGTCACCGTCGCCACGTACAACGCGGCGCTCGCGACCCTGGATGCGGTGCTCGTCAACACGAGCAGCGTGGCGCCGTCGTACGTCTCTGTCGATGGTTCGATCGCCGACACGCTTTGGGTCGGCTGGAACGAGGCCACGCTTGCCAAGGTTATCGGCCTCGACGCCGATGCGCTCGCCGCTACGCTCGCGACCACGGCGACGCTCATCACGCTGAACGGAACCGCTCAGGGCGGGCCGTTCGGTGTCGTCGTGACGGGACCGGGAGCCGGCAAGCTCGTGGTCATCGACGAGCCGTTCGGCCCCAATGCTCTCAGCGTCCGTACGCGCGAGTTCTCGACGGTCGCAGGCGCGGTCGTCGGTGCGCCGGGTTTTGCTTCGACGTTCTGGCGGATCTATCCGGTCGGCAAGCCGTTCCGCGTCGACGGTCGCGACTACATCCTCGCGTTCGACTGGGAGAACACGTTCCTCCTGACCTCGGGCGAGGTGAACAGCTACCTGGTCGACATCACGGATGGCAACGTGGCTGGGACGAGCCGACCGGTGGCCGTCGTCGCGCCACGTCTCGCAGTGCTCATCGCCGGACGTCAGCGAATGAGCGCGCTCTCGCTCACCAAGCTCGGCGCGCTCGTGTCGGTGCGGGATACGAGCATCTCGAGCGGCGTGGACCTCGCCCGATTCGACTTCGCGGACGCACGCATCTGGCAGCAAGCGGACTCGATGGGCTCCACGCTTCTCTCGTCGGGATGCACGACTGAATACGACGGGAATACGACGTACGAGCTGAACTTCGTTCACCGGCCGCTGTACATCAACGCGCTGGCGACGGCGATCGTCGCATCGGTGCCTCCCACCATCGCAAATTACCTCGCCGTCTACGAGTGGACGGACGCGACGGGCAACCTTCACCAGTCGGCGCCGTCGCCGCCGGTGTCGATGAGCCCGGCTGGCAAATGGGTCAGCGTGACCGTGCCGACGCTGGCGCTGACCTCGCGACATGCGCCCGGTCGCAAGGTCCGCATTGCCATCTACCGAGCCGACGACGGCGGCACGTACAAGCGGCTCGCGGTCCTCGAGAACGCCCCGGAGAGTGAGACGGTCGAGTACCTGGACGGAATCACGACGGCTGCGCACGCCGAGGAGGGGGAGCTCTACACGCAACCGGGTCTGCTTGGCGCCGCGCTTGACCGTGTCGGCCCGCCGTCGTTCACGCACGCCATCAACTACGCGGACATGGTCGTTGGCGTCGCCGAGGACGGTTACTCGCTATGGTGGAGCGGACAGCGCATCGCCGGCGAGGGCATCTGGTTCGCCGATGCGTTCCAGGTCCCCGTACCCGAGGGCGGTCGCGTCCAGGCTCTCGCCGCGCAGGACGGGACGCTCTACGTGTTCAAGCGCGGAGCTATCTACGCACTCACCGGCGAAGCGCCAAGCGACAACGGCGCCGTCGGCGGCCTCGGCAATCCGCGGCGTCTCGCTACCGACCTCGGGGCGGCGCAGCACGTGACGTGCGTGACTTCCAAGGGCGTCTGGTTCGTCTCAGAGCGCGGCATCGAGCTCCTTACGCGCTCGCAGCAGGTCGAGTGGGTCGGCGAGTCGGTGCAGGAGACCTTTGCAACATTCCCGGTCGTGACGTCGATGACGTTCGACCCGTCGAGCTCGTGTCTGCTCATTGAGTGTTCGCAGCGCGAGGCGGGTACCGGACTCCCGACCGGTGACGGGCGCACGCTCGTCTTCGACGTGAAGGCGAGCATCTGGCAGAGCGTCGACCGGCGAACGGGCGAGGACGACGACGCCAATGCCCGCGCGGCCCACGGGGCGCTCGTCTGGTCGGGCGCAGCGTGGCGATACACGTGGCTAGCTCCCGACGGTCGCGTCTACGTCGAAGACCACCAGGGACACCGGGACGTGACGAACTGGGTGACGCAGCGCGCGCGCACCGGGTGGATTCACATCGCAGGCCTGCAGGGAGAACAGCTCCTCGACCGTGTGCTCTGCCTCGCAGACCAGCACACGGATCACGAGTTCACGATGGATGTGATCCATGACTACAACGAGGGCGGCGCGGCGGAGTCGAAGACGTGGACGGCGGCGCAGCTTGGGGCGCTGACGAGGCAGTGGATCGATAGAGAGATCATTCAGGCGCGCGGTCAGGCGATTCGCATCAGGCTCTCCGACGCCGAGCCGGTCGACGCCCCCGTCGGCAGCGGCAAGGGCGCAACGTGGGTAGCGCTCACGCTGAGCGGCGAGCCGCAGCGCGGTCCGAAGCGGACGACAGCAGCGCAACGCGGAGTCGCGGCATGAGCGCGTTCCCGTGTGTCGGTTGCGGAGCGTGCTGTCGCTTGGTCGCCCGAGCTCCGGAGACGGCCCATCTCGACCGCGGCGACGGCATCTGCCGGCACTTGACCGACGACAACCGGTGCAGCATCTACGACAAGCGGCCGACGGCGTGCCGCGTGGACGCGATGTGCCCGCCGGCGCTCGAGATGTCAGAGTGGTACAGGCGTAACGTGGACGCGTGCGGACGCCTGCATCTCGAGGTGTACGGCACACCGATGGGAGGATGACCGATGCCCGCTCCGCTCTTAATCGTTCCCGCAGCCATTGCCGCCGGCGCCGCCATCGGCGGAGGCATCGCGCTCGCCTCGGGGGCGGGCAAGAACCGACGCGAGGCCACGGCGTACACGCGCGACCAGAATGCCTCGCGCTACGGCGGGAGCGAGGGCGGCCTCAACGCAGACCGGCAGTATCTGTCGGGCCTCGGCACCGACGCGCGGACTCGCGAGGCTTATCAGGCGCAGTACGGGCAGGCGGACGACGACCGCGCGCGTGCGCTCCAGGCGCGGCAGGGACAGGCGCAGGCAGCCGATCTCATGATGGCGCGCGCGCAAGGGGCGGCGCCGAGTGTCGCTCAGCTGTCTGCAGATCGGGAGCGCGCCCAGCTCGCTCAGGCGCAGTCGAGCGCGGCGGCGTCGGCCCGAGGCCCGGCGGGGCTCGCGCTCGCGCAGCAGCAGCGTGCGGCAGCGACGGCGCAGGGGCAGGCCCAAATTGGGACGAGCGAGCAGGTGAACGCTGCGCAGGAGCGGCTTGCGGCCGAGCAGGGGGCGGCGCAGGCCTACGGCGCGATGCGCGGGCAGGATTACGGAGGGCAGCAGCTCTCCGGGGGCCAGGCGCAGTTCCAGGCTGGCATGCAGCAGCAGAACCGCGAGGCAGGCGACAAGACGTCTCTTGGCTACGAGGGCATGGGCGTCACGGCCACGATGGGCGAGATGCAGGCCCGGACGCAGGCGGAGATTGCATCGCAGGCGGCGCACACCGCGCACGAGCAGATGGAGCTTCAGCGTGCGCAGGCGAACGCAAATCAAGAGTCGAAGTGGGTCGACAAGATCATTCCAAGCGACGCGAGTGCGAAGCAGCCGCTGTTCATGTCCGACGTGAACGCGAAGGAACAGATCGGGGGCGGCTTCAATCTCACCGGAGGAGGCGCCGGAGGAGGAGGGGGCGGCGGTAGCGACATGATGTCTTCGATGATGCCGCTCGTGATGAGCTACTTCGGTGGCGGAGCGGGTGCCGCTGCGGGAGCCGGAGCGGCAGCGTCGGACATGAACGCGAAGCAACCCGTGGCGCTCGCGCAGGGCGGACAACAGAGCGCGCCTGAGGCGTACCAGAATCAGGGAGCGCTCGGTCTCCAGTCGAATTACGGCGTCAAGTCGGAGCCGGGCGGGCAGCAAGCGTTCTCGACTCGGTCTCCTTCGTTCACGCAGGCTCGAAACTCCGATGCGATGACGCAAAGCAACCGCGGCGAGATGGCGAAGATTCAGGGCGGCTTCCAGCAAGACGACGAGGACGCCGACAACGCGCAGATGAACATGTACATGCAGATGGCAAACGCCTACTCGCAGCAGGGCAAGGGGCAGCCGCAGTCGAGTGGGACGGACCCTGCGTCCTTCGGTGGCTACGGCATCAGGAGCGACGAGCGCGCGAAGGTGCACGCGCTTCCGCCGAGCGCCAATCCGGTGGCCGAGTCGAACCGCGCCATGGTGGGCAGCCCGTACGCGTACAAGGAGCAGTTCAGGCCTCCTGAGCAGCAGCCGGGTGAGCCGAACGTCGGACCGATGGCTCAGAACCTGGCGAGCAATCCCGTGAGCGCCACGGCGGTCAAGCAGAGCCCGAACGGAATGCTGGCCATCGACCGCGACAAGGCCTTGAAGCTCGCGCTCGCGGGCGTCGCTGAGAATCAGCGGCAACAAGACGAGCTCCGTGTCGCGCTCGGCAAGGGCGGCAAGAAGAAGGAGCGCGCAGCGTAATGGCCGGACCGTCTGATCAGTGGCTCTCTGGCATCGATCCGAGCTGGCTTCAGCCCGCCCCGGGTCCTCCGGCGCAAACCGGCCCCGGCCCGTCCGCCGCGTGGCTGTCGCAGGGCGAGCCGGTGCTCACGCAGCAAGGGGTACAGGCCGCGCCCTCGCTCCCCGCCGGCACGTCGGTACCGATGCAGCAAGCGGCGCCGCTGCCTCAGATGGTCGTTGTCCCCCAGCCCGCGCCGGCGCCCTCGCCAGGAGCTGGGCCGGTGGCAACGCCCGCGGGCGGTCCTCCGGCGCAGCCCGTTGCCGTCGCGGCTCCGCCGGCGGTCGTCCCGTCTCCTGACGGACTTCCGCCAAGCCCGTTCGGGACGCCGCAGATGGTGAGCGGCGGAGGCGTCACTCCTGCGCACGAGGTCGTGACGAGAGGACCGAAGCAAGAGGAGCTCCTTGAGCGGTCGTTCAAGCCGCAGGCCGAGGCCGCGGGACGTGCGAACGAGCGCAATCAGGGAGCCGTCGTCGACGAGCACCTCCTCTACCAGCAGGAGGCGGAGCGGGCGCAGCATCGCGCGGACGCTGCCGAGGCTCAGGCGGCGAAGCGCTCGCAGGAGATGCAAGCGCAGCTTGGGGAGTACAACGCGGCCATCGACAGGGCGGCGTCGATGAAGGTCGACTCCAGCCGTTGGTGGGGCAACAAGTCGACGGGCGACAAGATCGGAACGACGGCACTCGCGTTCCTTGGCGGCCTCTTCGGGGGCCAGTCCGGCGGCGCCATCGGCAAGAGCATCTCCGATCAGATCGATGCGGACGTTGCTGCGCAGAAGTTCGACTACGAGTCCGGGCTTCAGCACGCGAAGGGCAAAGAGACCGTCTACAAGATGATGCTCGAGAAGTACGGCTCAGAGGACGCGGCCGTCGCTTCGACGCGCGCCGCGGCACTCGACGCAACGCAGATGCGAATCAAGGGACTCGGCGCTTCGTGGAAGGGCGTCGAGAGCCAGAACAAGTCAGAGGAGCTCCAGGCGGCACTCGAAGCCGAGAGTCTCAAAACGAAGGCCGCCGGATTCAAGTACGTCCAGGCGCAGAGCGCGGGCAGACGCTTCACCATCCCCGGGATGCCGGGGACGTTCTCCGAGAAGGAGGCGCAGGCGTACGCGATTAAGACGGAGGTGGAGCCGGTCCTCAGGGCGGCGCAGACCAAGGTCGAGGGCGACGTCGCTGCGCAGACCGCGGCCGCGAAGGGTGACCCGAAGGCGAAGAGCGACCTGGAAGAGCGCTACGTCCCGACGAGCTCGACGGGGAAGGGGTACTACGCGCGCACGAAGGAAGAGGCGGTCAAGCATCGAGAGCAACAGGCGAGCGGTCAGGGAGCGATCGATACGATCGACAAAATGGACACGCTCAGTAACCGGCTTGGCTGGACAGGTCGTCTCGCAACCGGTCTCCCGGGTGTACCGCAGACGAAGGACGCGAAGGAGCTCGACACCTACGGGAAGGTTCTCGTTGGGCAGGTAAACCAGCTCTACAAGTTCGGGGCGCTCGACAAGGGGACGCAGGAGCTCATCGACGAGATGATTGGCAACCCGAGCTCGGTACTCGGAAACCACGCCAAGCTCTCGGCACTCAAGCAAGGCATCCTCGAGGGCCGACGCGGCCTCGAGAAGTCCGCGACTGGCGAGAAGCCGTCGACCGTGCCCGAGGGTACCGTGGGCGGCGCGCAGAAGCAGGCGTGGTGATCGGTGGCCGAACCGAAGAGCCCCGACCTCGTCAAGGCGTACGACGCGCAAGGTAATCGCGTCCTCGTTTCGGCGTCCAAGGTCAAGGAGCTCGAGGACCTCGGGGGTCGCGCGGCGACTGCAGAGGAGACGGCACGAGCCAAGCTGGACGCGCAGTACGAGAAGGCCTCGACGCTCGAGAAGGCCACCGGCATCGCGGTCGACATCGCTGGCGGGAGCCTCGGAGCAGCGACCGGCATTGGCGCCCGTCCGGCGCAGGTCGATGCCTTCCACCGCGGCGCCGCACAAGGGCTGACGGGCGGCCTCTACGAGGGGGCGGTCCGTCAGGCCCGGGACGCGGTCTCGCCAGGCACGGGCGCGGCGTACGAGGAGCGGACCAAGGATATCGAGACGGCGTACTCTGGCACGAAGACCGTCGGCGAGGTCGCGGGCTTCGTCGGTGGACTCGCGGCCGGTCCCCTCAAAGGCGTCTCTGCTGCTGGCGCCGCAGCCGAGGGCGTTGGTGGACGCCTGCTTGCGGGCGTCGCGACGAAGGGCGTCCTGGGCCGTGCGGCTGCGACCGGAGGCGCGCTCGGCCTCCGTGGCGCGGCTGAGGGCGCGCTCCTCGGGGCGTCGCAGCAGATCGGGCAAGATCTCCTCGAGGACCACGAGATTACCGGTGAGAAGCTCTTTGCCGCGGCTGGCCACGGTGCCCTCGGCGGAGCTCTCGTGGGTACCGCGCTCGGCGCCGGTGGCAGCCTCTTGGCCAGCGCGGGGCGTGGCGTCGTCGGATCGGCGCGAGGTGCCCTGGCGAGCGCAGCGGACCGCGCCGGGGTGGGCGCTGCCGTCCAGGCCGCCGAGGAGGAGGCGGGGGCAGCTGGCGCTCGAGCGGCACCAGCGGCGGCTGGAGAAGCGGTGCCCGGGCTCGGCCGTCCTGGTGTCGGATTGAGCATGGCAGACGTGGCGACGTCGCGTGCGCCAGCGGACCTTGCGAGCGGCGCGATCCGAACGGGCGACGCAGCGACGCTAGCCGCCGGCGAGGCCGAAGCGCGCGCCGCGTTCGCGACGCGCGTGAAGCCCGCGGCGACGCTCGCCGATGATGCTGCGGGGGCGACCACGGGGAAGGCGGGCTCCACCGAGCGAGCGGCGAAGGACGCGCTCTCACCGTCGACCGATCCGGTTCGCGCGATGGCCAACGAGCGCGCGTGGAATGCGATGGGTGGCGGTTTCGGGCTCCAGTCGACGTCGTACGCGAAGAAGGCCGCGAAGTACTTTCCCAACGGCACGAGCGACCTCGGAGAGATAGGCCTTCGCTACGGCATCATCGATACCGGCGCGACCACGGGCAAGAGCGTGGCCGCGGCAGCGCTCGACGCCGTCAAGGGCGGCCGCCCGGCGGACATGCTCCCGCAGGCGAGGACCGCCCTCGAGGGCGTGGGCACCGAGATAGGAAACATCACCGAAGCGAGCGGTGCGCGAATCTCGGGCGCTCAGATCTTTGACGCAGTCGACAGCGTCGCAAAGGCAGGCGAGGTCTCAGCCGCATCGCGTCCCGCCGCTCGCGCGGTGCGTGCGTTCGGCGCCGAGCTCCTCGACTCGCTCGGCGTGCGCGGTCCTGGCAGCATGGTGCGCGTCCAGGACCTCCTGCGTGAGCGCAAGGCACTCGACCAGGCCATCTACGAGGCGCGCAAAACGCTCGTCGGAGACCCGGCCCTCGAGGCGAAGCGCGTCCTCCGTGCGCGACTCGAGGGCGTCATCACGGACGCGATGGACGAGGCCTCGGGCAAGATGCCCGGCGACCTCGCCGGGCGCTACAAGACGCTGAAGAAGGACTACCACGGGCTGTCGCTCATCAATGAGACGCTCGAAGACTCCGCGGCGCGCGCGAGCAAGGGCGCAACGCTCGGCCTCGGTGAGAAGATCGGGCTCGCCACGTCGCTCGCTGGCGGTCACTTCCTCGCCGGTCCGGTGCTCGCGCTCGGCGGCAAGGTCGTCAAAGAGCGCGGTTCGGCGGCTGCCGCCGTGCTCCTCTCGCGCGCGGCTGACGCGGGCACGTTCTCGCGGCTGGTTCGGAGTGTCGACGAGCAGATCGGAAAGTCGGCCGCCGGCGTCTTCCGCGAGGGCGGGGCCAGAGGTTCGGCGGCCTCCGGAGGGGGTCGACTGCCGAGCGGTGGACGCGCGCAGGCCGCTGCGACGCAGAAGGAAGGCCAGAAGATCGTTGAGCAGGTGAGTAAGGTGCGCGCGAACCCCGAGCGCTTTCACCAGGACCTGCAGGACGCCGCCGAGCTCGTCGGGCAACGCGCCGGCCCGAAGGCCTCCAGCTCTTATACGAGTGCGGCACTACGGGCGTTCACCTACTTGGCCAGCTACATCCCCTCGAAGGAGCGCCGTGACCCGCTCGACCCCCGCTCGATTCCGCCGCTGACGTACGACGAGGCCGACCGTCTCACGCGCGCCGCCGGATACGCGTCAGATCCGCCGAGCGTGTGGAAGGACTTCGAACGGGGTAAGATAACCCCCGAAGGAATTCGGGCGGCAAAGGAGCTGATGCCCGAGACGTATAGCGAGTTTCAGCGACAGCTATACGCACGCGCGACCGAGCAGATGATGCACGGCAAGCGCCCCTCCGATGCCCAACGGCTCCGGCTCGACAAGCTCCTCGGCATCCCCGCGGGGGCCGACCTTCGCCCCGAAACTCTCGCCCGCTTGCAGGGCAACTTTGAGAAGCCCCTCCCCGAGGAGGGCACCCCAGCAAACGCCCCGAGCGCCCCGACCGGCAACGCGCCGATCGCGATGAAAATCCAGCAGAGCGGTTTCGACGCTATCGAGGTCCGCAAGACGGGCTGACTGCGAGGTGCCACGTGGGCGTGGCCGAACATCAAGCTGCGAACGTCGCGCCGCCGCGCCGCGGAGAGACCTTTGATCTCGCCGTCGACGCGACCGCGCGGTCTTACGATCTGCGTCCGCTCAACCTCGCGGGCTACATCGCGAACGACAAGCTCGATCCGAAGCACGTCTTCCTGAGCCTTCAGGCCGTGGATGGCGACGTCTGGATCCAGTTCTCGCCGGAGGATCCGACCGTGCCGGAGCTCAACCCCGCGACGGTCATCACGGCGGGCGATCCGCTCGTGAGCAACAACGAGCAAGGCTACCGCATCCCGCAGAACGCCGAGCTCCAGGCGCGCATCAACCGCGCCATCGATCGATTCATGATCGTGAGGACGACGATGGGGACGGCCACGCTGTCGTTCTACGCGTCGAGCGAGACGTACTGATGCTTCGCCGCGGACTCTCAGGTCCCGCCGGTGGCGCCGGCGGAGGTGGCGGAGGTGGCGTGTACGTCGCCGGCGCGGGCCTCACGGAGTCGCCTGCGGGCACGTTCAACGTCGTCGCTGGTGATGGCTCAATCGATGTCGGCGCAAGCAGCATCGCCGTCGGCGTACTGCAGACCGATGCCCAGCACGGCGTGCGCGGCGGAGGGACTCAGCACGCAGTGGCGGTCGCCAGCGGCGCAGCGGGATTCATGTCGGGCGCCGACAAGGCGCTGCTCGACGGGCTCGTCGCCGGCGCGGTCCCGAGCTCTCGCCAAGTCATCGCCGGCGCGGGCCTGATAGGAGGCGGGAACCTCAGCGCAGACCGAACGCTGAACGTCGCCGCGGCGAACGGAACGATCGTCGTCAACGCGGACTCGATCCAGGTCGGCGAGGTCGCGAACGCGCAGGTCGCGGCCGCGGCGGCGATTGCGTCGACCAAGATCGACTTCACCGCCGGCCCGATCGTTTTCACGTCGACGACGCCGACGTCGGCGTCCGGCGACCTCCGATACGCCAACGAGGTGCGTGTTCCGCTGTCCGTCCGCTCGGCGGCTGGCAACGATCTCGCCGCAATCGCGTTTCTCGGCGCCAATCAGATGAACATCGGAGGCCCTGCCTCATTTACGGCGCTCAACGCATTCAGCCAGATTCGCATCGGCGTCATTACCGGCGGGTCGGTGGACTTGATGTCCGCCAACGTGGTGAGAGCGCGCGCCGGCGACACAGGCCTAATGGCCTTTACGAACCAGAACTTCTCGGTTCTCGGTTCGCTTGCCGCGCCATCCGTAGGCGGCGGTATTGGTGTGCTCGGGATAGGCACCGCCACAACCGCGCCCGCGTCGAATCCGACCGGCATGCACGTCATCTATCGCGATCCCGCGGACGGCATCCTGAAAGTCAAGAGTCCGTCTGGCGCGGTCGCGACGCTCGCGGTGGCGTGAATTCTCAACGAAAGGGGTCATGAAGCAATGAGTGAAGCAGTAGAGCAGACTCTCGCCGTCGCTGAAGAGCGCATAGCGTCGGTGCATAACGCGACGTTTCACACCGCGCAGTCGTACGGAGCGCTCCTCCGTGAGCTTCTCGGTGCGAGTGCGGCGCTGCGTGCGGAGATGATTCAGCTCCGCGCCGAGAACGCCGAGAACGCCGAGCTCCGCGCGAAGCTCGCGAAGCGCACGCGCCCGAAGACCGAGCCGACGAAGCGCGCCGGCAAGGCGAGTGTGAACGGAGTCCTGCCTCACAAGGAGACGGCCACGCCCGAGGCCTAATGCTGCCGCATCGCTCTCACGTCTACTCGGCGCCAGTGGCATCCGCGACTGCGGTGGTCATCGGCGACGCGCTCGTTCCGAACGCGCAGCGGACGTCGTATCTCGTCGCGACGACGGCGAACCGCGGGACCGCGCGAAGCGAAGGTGTCGCCCTCGAGGCGAGCCTCAGCGGCATCGCGAGCGCCGTCGAGATCCAGCAGTCGGGCACGGTCGACGCGCTCATCACGGGGCTCGGAGCGGGCGCGGCGACGTGGGTGCGAGTCTCGGCGCTCGGGCGGCTCGAACGCGCGCCTGCGCCCGTGGCGGGCGACGACATCATCGGGACGTGCGAGGCCGACGGGCGGCTTCACCTCTTTCCCGGCGCGCTCACCGCGGAGATCATCACCTCAGGGATCGCGGCGCAGGATGAGGGTGCGCCCATCGCGGGCGGACCCTTCACGACGATCAACGTCACGGGTGAGGGGGCGGAGGCCTCCGATGGCGGGGGCGGTGTCCTCAAGATCGACGTGCCCGTGCCGGATCGTGTCACCCCGCTCGACGCGAATCATCTCCACGCGTGGGAGCTCACGGAGACGAGCGGCGACTTCGCCGACACGGGCTCGAGCGCGACGCCGGTCTCGCTCGTCGTTACCGCGAACGTTCACCACGGCACGCCGGGCCCGTTCGGGCCCTGCCCCACGTTCGGCCAGGGCGCGAACGGTCTTTCCGTCACCGCGGGGATCGGGGCGAGCGCGCTCATCAGCGCCTTTGCCGATCTGCCCGCGGGTGCACTCACGCTCGAGTGTTGGTATCGCAGCTTCAATCCCGGTGGCTTCTTCCTTATCGGGGCGGACTCGGCGGGCGCCAGCGGCAACCTGGTCATATCGGGCAACACCAATCAAATTGGCGCCGACCATCGCACGTCGCTCCCCGCCACCTTAGCGAACTTCACGAGCGTCCTCGTCTCCGCCCCCATGTGGAATCACATTGCGTACGTCTACAACCCTGGCGCGACCGGGTTCGACATCCTTTGGAACGGCGAACATGTTCGTGTCGACCCTCTGACTGGGAACACGCTCTGGGCAAACGGCACGACGCCTCGCTTCTCGATAGCCAGCAGCCCCAATAGCGCCGGTCAGCAGCTCGTGGGCCAGCTCTCGCGCGTGAGGCTGTCGAACATCGCGCGCTCGCAAGCCTACCTCCGCGAGGTCTACCGCAAGGGGATGGGGTATCCGGCATGACGGAGCAACTCGTAGGCACCATTCTCTCAACGGGCGTCGTAGGCGCGTTCTGCGTCTTGCTCTTGCTCGCTCTCAAACGGAAGGACGAGGCGCTCGATAAGGAAAAGGAAGGTCGCCTCGAGGACGCCAAGAGCGCCGCGAAGGTCATCATCGACCTCAACTCCAAGGTCCTCGTCGCCGTCGACTCGCTCGGCGACCTCGCGACGCGCCTCGAGAAGGAACGCGAGCAAGAGCGCTGGCAGAACCAAGCGAAGGCTCCAACACGCGCGGGGACGCGATGACAGACCCGAAGACGCCCATTCCGTCCCCGCTCTCGATCCCTCGCCCGAGCGGTGAGAGGCCCGCGGTGCTCCAGGACGCCATCGAGAAAACGACCGCGACGGGCGACAAGCTCGACGCCCTGAACGAGCGACTCGATGCGGCGAAGACGCAGGTTGCGACGCGCACGACGCCCGGCGAGAAGACGTCGAGCGTCGGTCTATGGGTGCTCGTCGTCCAAGGCTACGGGCCGCGACGGAACGACGGGACCCCCGACGCCGACGCGATGGCGATCGGATTCGTGCACGTCCTCCGCTCGGCGGGCCACACCATCGATACCGCGAGCTTTAGCGCGGACGGCGCGGCCGTCTCGCTCACCGATGAGAGGAAAGAGGAACCATGAGAAGCGTGCTCGTCTGGACGATGCTGCTTGTCGCGTGCTCGACCGCGACGCCCAGCAGAAAGCGGCCGCAGCCGAGGCGTCCTACGCCGCCGAGCAGCTCCAGTGCGTCGACGACGCACGGTCCCTCGAGGAGTCGAAGGCGTGCCGCGAAAGGGTGCGCGAGAAGTGGCGCGGCGACGCTGGCGCCGGAAAGGATCGCCAGTGAATCCCGAGACCATCGCCAAGATCATTCGCGTTGCTGCAGACGCCGTCGTGGGCGCAGTCAATCCGGCCGACGTCGCGCGCGCGGTCGTCGCCGTCGGCCTGGAGCTCGTGCCCGAGGAGGACCTCCGTGCGTACCTCGACGAGGAGGCGGCCAAGCGCGCCGAAACGATCGCAGACGCTGCGGAGCGCCTGAAGTTCGGAGGGCCCACGTGAACACGACGCACACGAAAGATCTCAGCGACATGTTCTTCTCGCTCCTTACCGATATCGCGCTCGAGCTCGGCGCGAAACCGCACGACATGCTCTGCGTGATGATGGCCGAGAGCGGTGTCATGGCGAAGGCGCACAACCCGAACGGTCATGCCTCGGGCATCTTCCAGGCGATGCCCTCGACGCTCACTCGCCTTGGTTGGAGGCTAGGTCCCGACGCGTTCCGGCAGCTCACCGCCGAGGAGCAGCTCCCGTTCGTTCGCGCGTACTACCTGCCTTACAAGGGCAAGCTCAAGTCCGTCGCTGCGCTCTACGTGGCGACGTTCCTCCCGGCCCTCATCGACCACGCGGGGCACCCCGAATACGTGCTCGTCCGGAAGGGCGGCCAGCTCGGGTGGGCCTACGCGCCGAACGCGGGCTTCGATGCCGACCACAACCTCGCCATCACCGTGAGGGAGCTGGAGCAAGCCGTCGCGCGTCAGTGTCGCGGGCCTCGGTGGGAAGAGATCTTGTTCCGCCTCGTCGGCGCGGACGCCCCGGCCGAGGAGCCGCAGACGTTCGACCTCAGAACCACGCTCGGTATCCAGGAGTCTCTCGCCGCTCTAGGGTTTCTGCCTGGCCCGCTCGACGGCATCCCCGGCGCGAAGACGCGAGGCGCCGTCATGGAGTTCCAGAGGTACGCAACACTCGTCAGCGATGGCCTGGTCGGGCCTTTGACGAGGGCTGCCTTGCAGGCGCGCCTCGACGAGGCGGAGCCGCCTCCGGCGGTGGCTTAGGACTTCCCGAGGACCGCGCGAGCGCGCGCCTCCTCGGGCCCCTCTAGCTTGACGATGTCACCTTCGCGAAAGCTCGTCATGGCGTCTCTCCCTCGCTATCGGCCGCAGCCCGCAGAATCGTCGGCTCGTAGCCGATCTCCTTCGCGTACGCGGCGACCGCAGCATGGGCCGCTGCCTGACCCGCCGCATAACCCCGATCGTAGGCGCCGAGCCCCTCGTGATCCTTCCGCATGGCCTTCGTTCCCGCGCCGTCGCGGAAGCCGCGCGCGAAGAGCATGTACCGCTCATGCGGCGTCCACGGTCGCTTGATGCCGTGGGTCGTCGCGAGTCGCTTGTACTTCTCCTCGGGCATCCTCAGCCTTCCTCGCTCTTGCCGCGCGCGCTCCTCGTCGGTCACGTCTCCGTCTCCAACGCGTACTCGTCGCCGCGCATGCCGAACGTCGACGCAACCGCGTTGAGGCACGTCAGCGCCTGCGGCTTGCCGAGCTCGCCGTCGTCGAGCAGCGGGCGCAACGATGGCTCGACTCGGAGATGATACTTCCTGAATTGGCCGTCTGGCTCCGGCGAGCTGTTCGTCAGCTCCACGATCATGATCGGCTCGTCCTCGGAGCCGCGTCGCGGGGGCTTCCGCAGCAGCCGCCGGGGAGCGCCGAGCGCGTCGGTGTCCTCATGCAGGACTTCGCAACCGCTCTCACGCACGTATCGACCGACGCCGAACCGCTCGAGCATGACGCGCCGAGCCTCCGCGTTCTCCTCGGCATCGATGCGCTCTACTGTGAGCCGATCGGGATGCAGGATGACGTCGGGCGGTACACGTACGCCGTGCCACGCGTAGACGCCCCAGCCGTCGCCCCACTCGCACGCCGGGCCATCCTCGCGGTGCAGTCGGCCTTCGGCGTCGCGCGCGACGCCACGCGGGCGCTCGCACACCATGACGAAGTCCCGATGCGGCCACCACCAGCAGCAACTTTCGGCGAGCGCGATGACGCTCTCGCCGAGCTCGTCGTGGACGCCGAGCGTCAGCCCGCAGACGTCGCGATAGAAACTCACGACGGCCGGCGAGGCCCAGTATCCGTACCAGCCGCAGCCGGCCCAGAACTGCCCACCGTGGATGAGGTACCACGCTTGCTGTAGCACCCGGCGGTACGCCTTCGCGACGGCCGGATCCGACTCGACCGCCGAGTCGACCGCCGAGCGGACCGCCGAGCCGACCGCCGAGCGGACCGCCGAGTCGACCGCCGAGCGGACCGCCGAGCGGACCGCCGAGTCGACCGCCGAGCGGACCGCCGAGTCGACCGCCGAGTCGACCGCCGAGTCGACCGCCGAGTCGACCGCCGAGCCGACCGCCGAGCCGACCGCCGAGCCGAC